TCCGGGCGGATGATGCGGGACAATGATCCGAACTTTTGTTCGCCCAGCATGTCGGTACATTCCATACCGATCTCCAATGGCAGGCTTTTGCGCCTGTCCACGCCCGTGGTCTCAAAGTCGATCCACAGCAGCGCCTCCGGTTTGCCGTTATTCTCGTGCATTTGTCATTCCTTCCGTTGGAATCGTCAATATCTCTTGGATGGTCAGTGGCGTGGCGGTGCCGTCCTGGTTGAGCCGAAGCCATCTCCCCTGCCAGTCACGCACTGGCGTGGCGAGCGGGTCTCCGCCGAGCGGGACTATCAGCCCCAAGCGCTCCGCTTCTGCCACGTGCTGGTGGACCCAGCCGTGACAGCCAGTGTCTCCGCTGCCGCACAGCTCGATGATGTTTGCTGGACTATGCCGCACCTGCGGATCCGCCGCGCGGCGCAGTTGCCGGTGGTGGCCGGAGCGTCCAGGCCATCTGGACGGGTCGTGGATGTTCGTGCCGCAGCGCAGGCAATGCCAGCCTTGGCGTTCCAAAGCGATGCGCTTCGAGTCCTCGAACTCACTCACAACGCACCCCCTCCTGCATCAGGCCGTTGACCAGCACCAGACATGAAGTGCAGTTCGTTCTCAGTCCGGAGGCCATCGCGGCGATGCCGCTGTCGGCCTTGCCGCCGGCGAGCGCCTGGAGTTCTATGTTCGCCGCGGTTTCGGCGGTGTCGGTGAGGAGTTGGGCGAGTCTGTTGATCTGTTCCTTGGTCATTCGTCTTCCTCCTCGTCTTCTTCCGTGATGGCGGCAACAAGCTGGTCGAGGTGTTCGGTCTCGTCGTCGGATGGCTCATAGCCGAGGTCTTGGAGGATCAGGTAATAGCCGGGGATGCGGCGGCTGACGTTGTCGTTGCCACTCCAGTCCCAGTCGTTTGGGCTGATGAACCATTCGATTCTGGCGGTGAGGATCATGACCGCGTATGTCGGCCAGTCCGGTGAGTCGAGGTGCGTGTGGAGTTCCGCGAGCGCCTGTTCCGGTTTGATGCCGGCGATGGTGGCGAACTGTTCCTGGGCGCATGCGGCGTCGTTCCAGGTGTATAGGTCTTTGGTGAAGCCGGTCGGGTCCGGGTCGATTATCTGCAGGAGCCCGAGCCTTGCCGTGGTCTCGATGAGCTTGGCGCGCTTGATTGCATGGAGATGGCCGTGGAGCCATGCCATGCGCTTGCCGGCCGACGTGGCGGCGTATTCCTCGAGCGCGTGCTGTCGGGCGTCGCGTTCGGCCTGTTCGGCGGCTCGCCGGGCTTCCTTTTCGGCTTCGGCGGCCGCATCACGATGATCCCAGAGGTATATCGTCTGTGTCGCTTCGTGGGCGGAGACCGCGTCTGGATTCTGCTTGCGGAGCTCTTCGATGGTCTCTTCCGGAGTGCCCGCGGTGGGGAAGATGGCGCCGGCGTAACGCCATTCGGAATCCGAGAAGGTCTCTCCGGGATCCTCGATGACGTTGAGACCGGTGGTGCCGGTGGCGAGGAGCGCGGAGACGTCGCCGAACCACTGGCGACGGCGATCATCCACTTCGATGTTGTGGAGGATGTAGTCGAAGTTGCTGGTGCCCGCCGCCTGCGCGAGGCGTTCCTGACGGTCCGGCTGGCCGTCGTATCGTGCGATGGCCATGAGTTGGCCGATGGTGAGCTGGTCGAAGTCGTCGCGCGTCTTCCTGACGTCCGCCTTGATGCTCGCCGCCTTCGCTCTGTCACGCACATAATCGGCGCTTCGGCCGAGCCTGTGCGCGACGGCGGCGGTGGTGGCTCCGAGGTCGAGCATGCCCTGGATGGCGTCGGCCTCCTCGAGGACGGTGAGCTGTTCGCGCTGGCAGTTCTCGGTGACCATGGCCTCCAACTGCTGCAACGGGCCGAGCTGGAGTACGAAGCATGGGACGGCTCTTATTCCGGCCTGTTTGCATGCGGCGAGTCTGCGGTGGCCGGCGATGACCCTGTAGCGCTCGCCGTTGGGTACGACGCTGAGGGGCGTGAGGAGGCCGTTGGTTTTGATGCTGGCGGCGAGGTCGTTCACGTCGCCGATCTGCTTTCGTGGATTGTCCGGGTGCGGGTCGATGAGGCTGGTGTTGATGAGCTTGATCTGGTTGCTTTGGTAGCTGCTCATTGCTTCTCCTTGCTGGTTTCTTGGTTGTTGAGTTCGTCTGCGCACGCCTGGCATGCCTTCCACCATTCGCTTGGGTTGCCGTTGCGGAGGCTTCCGGTGTGGTCGTATTCGTCCTCGTGCGGATCCATGAGCTGGTGGACGTGTTCGCAGTTCCAGGTGTGCTTGTGCTGGCGTGCGGGTGTGATGGGTTCCGGCGCCCATGTCTCCCATTGGTCGCGGAGCCATGTGTTGAGTCGTGGGATGTGGCCGCTGCGGATTTGGCCGTCGTTGACGGCGTGCTTGTAGCGGCGGAGCGCGGTCTGGAGTCGGGTCAGTTCGACGGGGTTTCCGGCGATGGCCGCGTACAGGGCTCTGGCTTCGACTTCGGTCTTGCGGCCTTTCGCGCCGACGGATCCGGGATAGGTTTCGGCGAAATGGTCGAAGCCGGATTCCGGCGTGGCGGGTTGCTTCGGTTTGCCGGCGGGAGGGGTCGGAGAGGGTATATCGGTATCGGTATCGGTTTTATGCCATGTTTTTGCTTGGCTGTCCCCTAGCAACTTGCTAGAAGGTTTGCTACCGTTTTGCTCTCCGTTTGCTTGGCTGTTTTCCGGCAAGTCGCCCGACGTTTGCTTGGCCTTTTGGTTGGCGGCCTTACGGCGGCCTCCCTTGCTTCCGGCTTTTCGGCGCGCCTCGCGTTGCTCTTCGGTCAGCACTCGTGGCTCCCTGCAGATGCCTTCGGCGTAGACGGGACGCCATCCGCCGTCGTGCTCCTCCATGAGTCCCGCATCGATGAGCTGCTGGAGCTGGCGCATGGTGCCTCCGGCGTCCTTGAGGTCGAGCTGGTCGAAGTGGCCGGGATACGCCGACGGGTCCTTCGATTGCATCGAGACGCCTTTGGAGTGGATGACGCAGAGTTTGACCCACAGGCCCACGGTGGCGAGCGGTAGGCGTCGGATGCGCCTGTCGTCGGCCATCTGGTCGTCGATGATGAACCACATTCTTCTTCTCCTTCCGTGGTTCGGGTTCCTTGGAGGCTTAGCCGATCTCGCCGGTGTCCGGATCGACGGTCGCCTCCACGTCGCCATCGTCCATGTCGAGACTGCGGCGCAGGTCGTCGATGAGGATCATCTGCCGTGACGAGGCGGGTTTCGCGCACATGCTCTCCATGGCCAGACCGGCGTCCAGGATGCGCTGAGCGAGGTCTGCGCAGTCGTACACGGCTTCGGTGATGGCGTGGATGCCGCCCCACTTGTCGATGTGCTCCTGCTTGTTTTTGGTGTCCATGACGTTGCGGCATGCCTTGAGCACGACGGCCGCGGCCTTGGTGACCTGCTGCGTCTTGCCGATGAGGTCGATGAGCGTGTCAGGTGTCGCTTCCTGCGGGATGAGCACCTGCTGTTCGCTGGCTTTCATTGCTTCCTCCTTTAGAATTCCGGTTCCGGATCCGGTTTGCCGAAGTCCCCAAATGACGATTGGTCGGCCGCCGGCGCGCCCCACGGATCATCGGCCGGCGGCGCGGCGGGTTGCTGTGTCTGCGCCGACTGTTGCGGCCGTTGGCTCCAGCCATCGACGCCGGTGTTGACGGTCGTCGGCTGTGGAGAGGCGGGGTTGCCGTAGACGGGGCCGCCCTGGCGGGTGATGCGGGTGACCTGCGCGGTGGCGTAGCGCAGGCTTGGCCCGATCTCGTCCAGTTGCATTTCGATGACGGTGTGGTTGGCTCCCTGCTCGTCCTGCCATGAGCGTTGCGTGAGTCTGCCTTGGGCGATGACGCGCATGCCTTTGGACAGGGATGAGGCGATGTGCGTGGCGAAATCCCCCCACGCGGTGCAGCGCAGGAAGAGCGCCTGCCCGTCGGTCCACTGGTTCGTCTGCCTGTCGAAGATGCGTGGCGTGGACGCGACGGTCACGTTGCACACCTGCTTGCCGGACTGGGTGGTGCGCAGTTCGGGATCCGCGGTGAGGTTGCCGACGATGGTGATGACGGTCTCGCCTATGGCCATGTCACTCTCCCCTCACGTATCCGGCGGGCGCCGGGCCGAGCTGGCTGGGATCCTTGGCCTTCCACGCGCATTTCGCGCGGAGGCTGGCGGCCTCGCGGTCGATGATGATGTCTCCGAAACGTGCCGGAGCGACCAGCGTGAGATTCCAGCTGCGGTCATGGTTGAGCGCGGTGACGGTCTCATACAATTCACTGATAAGTTCGGCCGCCGTCATGCCGATGCTGGTCGGCGTGAGCGGCCATTCGAACCACCGCTCGCCTTCCGGCCTGGCTGTCTTGCTTGGCATCGTGTGCCTCCTTTGGGATTGGATTGGATGTCGTGCCGGAGCGCGGAATCGAACCGCGCATCCATCCGCCGGCGTTATCGGAGCGCCGATCTATGGCGCCCGCATCCTGTCGCGGGCTCCGGCGGGGCGGACGGGAGGAGAAGAAGAAGAAGATGACCCGTCCGGCCGGTTTTAGCGTCTTTTCCTTGACGGTTGGATGGCTCCCGCATGGACGCGCATGACGAACCACGTCCATGCCGCAATGTGAGCGGAGCCATCCAAGTCCTTCACTTCTGCTCCAGCCATCGCATGACGCGGGGATCCGAGCAGATGCGGCACGTGACGACGGCCGCGGGGATGAGCACCGCGATCGGCGCGGCGATGAGGTGTTCGATGGGATGCGTGCAGGCCGGTGTGCAATACAGCACCCATATGGCGGCGATCCAGATGGCGGCGACGAGCTGGCAGAGGATGACATGTGCGAGCTTGGTCATGATTCCTCCTCGTCCATCTCGCGCAGCAGACGGCCGATGCTGGCCTGCAGCGATTCAAGCGCCGCACGGCTGACTGTCACGCCGGCGAGGTGATTTTCGTCGGTGATGATGCTGATTCGCGCGGCCTTGACGTCGGCTCCGCACTTGTGGTCGCGGATGACCATGACGGCGGAGTGGTCTTTCGGCTTGGATTCCTTGCGCATGTTTGCCTCCTTAGCGCCGGCGCGTCCCGGCGTTGGCATCGAATTCTTCAATGGATGCGACGGACACCATGACCTTGCCGTGGTATCCGCTTGGCTGGCGCATCTTGATCCGTCCCGCTCTCGCCCATTTGCGGAGGGTCTTCTTGTCGACGCCGCCGAGCATCGCGCTGGCCTGTTTGAGACTGACCCAGCGTGGCGCGTATGCCGTCTGCCGGACGGCTTCCTTCGCGATTTCATGGGCGAGCGCGACGGGGTCGAGGAGTGGCTGGTCGATGGTGGTTGATTCCTGCATGGCGCGTCCCTTCTCAGGCGACGTCGGCGAGCGCCTCCGCATCGGAGATGATGCTGGAGAGCTTGCGTCCCGTCGCTTGGCTGATGCGGACCAGTTCGTCGAAGTTGAAGGTGCCGCCTTGGATTTTCCTGTTGAGGCTGTTGCGCGGGATTCCGGCCTTGATTCCGGCCTGCTCCTGCGTTAGCCCGGCGTCCTTGATGGACTCCTTGACCACGTCTCCCAGCTGGCGGGATGTGACGTTCGCTATCTTTGCCAAATCAAACCTCCTGAGCTTTATCTGAAACCTTAGTTGTTTCATATGAGACATGATAGATGAAAAGTTGCCCACATCAAAACACGGCGTGTCTCATATGAGACAAAAAATGTGGAAAGAGACATACCATGAATACATGGCAACAGGAAAGAAAATACCCACTATCGAATCAAAGGCGCTATCGATAGCAATCAAGAGGGCAATGACAACACGAGAGCTGAAAGTCAAAGCACTCGCGCAAATTTCCGGCGTGCCCTACGGAACACTGCGACGCATCTTGGAGCTAAACACAGTCGCCGACTACGAACAACTGCAACGGATCGCAAAAGCACTGCGCACACCACTGCCGCAAATCATCGAAGACGCCGACCAGATCAGCAAAGATCCAGACGTCATCACCGAATTCGAAACCTCCCAGGAAGAAATTGACATCGACGCATGGGCCAACAGAATCAATGCAGAAGACTCGATAATGGAAGGGACACAATCATGAAGCAGCGCAAACTCCAGCTCAACAACAACTGGGCCAAACGCAAAGCAGCCCAACTCAACACATGGATGCAAGGAAGCGTCAAGGCACGCTCAGCCGTATGCACGGCAACCGCAATTGCATGTCTAGTCGGCATGGCGGCAGCGACGATCGGATACGTCGGAGGCACCAAGTCAGCGGCCACGAAGGAAGTGGCGCAGAGCATGGCGGCGGACAACAAGGATTACGAGAAGCTCATCAAGAAATACAACAGCCTCGTGGATGAGTACAACGGAATCGCCGACGAATACAACGACGCCAAGGACGCGATCGCCGAGGCCGATACCGTGAAGTCCGGCATCAAGGATCTCAACGCACAGCACGACGACCTGCAAAAGAAGGTGGACGCGAAGAAGGCCGAGCTGCAGTCCCTGACCGGCCAAGTGGACCAGGCGAAGAAGAATTCCATTTCCGACGGCGTGTGGCAGGTCGGCAAGGACATCGACGCCGGCACATATCGCGCCACAAGCCAGGTAGGAAGCGACTGCTATTGGGAGATCTCGACCGACAACGGCGACAACATCGTCCAGAACGATTTCCCTGGCGGC